TGTAAGATATGGTATTATGTCAAGACCACGGTTTAGTATATTTGACTATGATCCAAATGGAAGGCCACAGGGTGGTATGCGAGTAGCAGATGCTACCTTTGGTTATTAAGGGAAGATAAATGGCAGAAGAAAACGAAGGCTTTATTGAAGATGACGCTATTGTATTAGCAGATAGCGAAGACTCTACTATTGATGATGCAGATACTTCTAAAATTATTCCATTTATTATGGAAAAGTATAATCGTGCAGATGATTATAGACAGCAAGATGAAGACCGTTGGTTACGTGCTTATCGTAACTATCGGGGTCTATATGGTTCAGATGTTCAATTTACAGAGGCAGAAAAATCTAGGGTATTTATTAAAGTAACTAAAACAAAAACATTAGCTGCGTATGGGCAAATTGTTGATGTGTTATTTGCAGGACAAAGATTTCCACTTACTGTAGATCCTACGGAACTTCCTGATGGCGTTGTAGCGGATGTAAACTTTGATCCTAAAGAACCTGAGCAACTAAAAAAATCTGGTATGGATGAGATTGTAAATCCGTATGGGTTTGCTGGTGATGGTAATGAATTACCTGCAGGTGCTACAGCTAAAACACTTGCAGAAAGTTTAGGTCCAGTAAAAGATAAATTACAAGATATCAATGGTGTACGTGAGGGAGTAGGTAAAACCCCTACTGCAATTACTTTTAGTCCAGCTATGATTGCTGCTAAAATGATGCAAAAGAAAATACATGATCAGTTAGAAGAATCTAGTGCTAGTAAACATTTACGTAGTACTGCTTTTGAAATGGCACTATTTGGTACTGGTGTAATGAAAGGTCCATTTGCTGTTGATAAAGAATATCCTAACTGGAATGAAGAAGGCGAATATTCACCTATAATTAAAACTATACCACAAGTATCTCATGTATCTGTCTGGAACTTTTACCCAGACCCAGATGCAAATAACATTGAAGAAGCTCAGTTTGTAATTGAACGTCACAAAATGTCACGTACACAATTGCGTAATTTAAAAAGACGCCCATACTTTAGGAACTCTGTAATTGATGAAGCAATACAGTTAGGAGAAAACTATAGTAAAGAATCTTGGGAAGATGATCTATCTGATTATGCACCAGAGCATGGTGTAGAACGTTATGAAGTACTAGAGTATTGGGGTATGGTAGATACTGAAATGCTTGTAGAGCAAGGTGTAGATATTCCTGATGAGTTAAGTGAAGTAGATGAATTACAAGCCAATGTGTGGATTTGTAATGGTAAACTACTGCGAATGGTACTTAATCCATTTAAACCTGCCCGTATTCCTTACATGGCTGCTCCATATGAATTGAACCCATACTCATTTTTTGGTGTAGGTATTGCTGAAAATATGGACGATACCCAAACTTTAATGAATGGTTTTATGAGAATGGCAGTTGACAATGCTGTATTATCTGGTAATCTTTTAATTGAAGTTGATGAAACTAACTTAGTTCCAGGCCAAGACTTATCAGTATATCCTGGGAAGGTATTTAGACGCCAAGGTGGTGCCCCAGGCCAAGCTATCTTTGGTACTAAGTTTCCAAATGTTGCTGCAGAAAACTTGCAGCTATTTGATAAAGCAAGGGTATTAGCAGATGAGTCTACTGGATTTCCATCTTTCGCTCATGGTCAAACAGGGGTCAGCGGCGTGGGTCGTACTGCTTCTGGCATTTCTATGCTTATGGGTGCCGCACAAGGCGGTGTAAAGAACGTAATTAAAAACGTAGACGATTATCTACTTCGTCCGTTGGGTGAAGGTTTATTTAGATTTAATATGCAGTTTGACTTTGATCCTAATATTAAAGGGGATCTTGAAGTTAAGGCACGTGGTACAGAAAGCCTTATGGCTAATGAAGTACGTAGTCAACGTCTTATGCAATTTATGCAAATATCTTCTAGCCCAGCACTTGCACCTTTTGCAAAGTTTCAGTACATTATAAGAGAGATTGCAAAGTCTCTTGAGTTAGATCCAGACAAAGTAACTAACAATATGGATGAAGCAGCTATTCAAGCAGAGTTAATGAAAGGCTTTCAACAGCCAGCAGCAGAAGCAAACCCAATGGACCCCACAGGAGCAGGGGGTGGTAACATAGGTACAGGACAAGTACCTACACCTCAAGAACAAGGATTTAGTGGAAATGATCAAGGACAAGGAGCACCTCAAGAAGCTCAAGGGGCTGGTGAACAACCAGCAGCAATGGGGCCAGTTCAGTAACTATTTAGATGAAGTAATTGCACAACAGCATCGTGCTATGGAGCAAACAGATAACGACAAGGTTATGTATAGAGCACAAGGTGCCATATACCAACTACGTAGATTAAAATTACTTAGAGATGAAGTGTTAAAAAATGGCTAATAAAAAAGTAGGTACAAAAACAGGCAAGCAAACACAAGCAGGAAGAGATGTATATGTAACTCCTGAAGGTGAGAATGTGTCTGAAAAATCTACTACATTTAAATACAAAGGTAAATGGATAAATATACCTAGTATACACGATGGTCATAGATACGATGATGACACATTAAAAATTATGTTAGAAGCTGAAATAATTTCGCCAACAAGTATACACGAAAATAGACAAGAGGCAGAAGCAGCCGCAAAAAAACGTAGTGATGAATTAAAATTTAACAAAGGTGGAACCCCAATGAAAGATCAAATGGAACTTTTTGAAGACGGTGGCCTCAAAGATGAGGGTGGCACAGTAGATGAAGTATCTGGAAACGAAGTTCCAATTGGTGGCACTAAAAAAGGTGTGCGTGATGACGTACCTGCTATGGTAAGTGAGGGTGAGTTTGTTTTTCCTGAAGATGTAACACGTTATATTGGGTTAGATAAACTTATGCAATTACGACAAGAAGCTAAAATGGGTTTAAAACGTATGGAAGCTATGGGTCAAATGGGTAATGGGGATGAAGCCACTATGCCAGATGATATGCCTTTTAGTATGGCTGATCTTGTTATTGTAGCAGGTGATACGGGCGAAGAACTAGAAATGCAAGAAGGTGGATTTATTACACGTCCTACTACAGTTACTCGTACACAACCACAATCTACATACACTTCACCACCACAACAATTTACAACAGCACAACCTACATCAGTACGTAGACTTACACCTGAAATTCAACGTCCACAAAGATCTTCTATTGACTTTAAAAAACTAATGGGTGAAGCTAGTATTTCATACGTAGAGTATCGTAATGCAGCAGGTGCTAATATGATGATACCTCATATTAATGGCGTACCCGTATTTCCTATTCCTGAAGGATATACACGATATGAAGGTTCTAATGCAGGTGACACATCTACTGGTGAAGAAGCAATTACAGAAGAAGTGATACAAAAAAGTACAGCATTTAATGAAGCCAAAGAAAGTAATAGTGATCCTATTATAAAAAATGCATTTGTAGAAGCTGGTAGTTGGGATAATTCTCCTATTGATATGTATCTTAAAGAAGCATTAAAATTTGTTAATGGTACATCTGCTACTGTAAATGGTTTAGTTACTGCCGTATCAGGCGGTGTTCTTTCGCCTTTTGTTTATGGCTTTTCAGCTTTAGAAAAAAGAAGAATACTTGCTACTATAGATGAAAGAATTAAAAATAATCCAAAACAAGCTGCAGATCTTCTTAAAATTAAAAAAGCTTTAGAAGAAGGTAAACCTTTACAGTCTGCTATTAGTTTTGTTGCTAATGCGGTCAAAGGTATTGGACAAAAAATATTTGGATTAGAAAAAGAACAAGCAGAAGCTGCAGCAACTAATACTATTCAAACTGAAATAGAACAAGTTGCTCCTTCTTATGCAACTATGGATATGGGTGAAGCAGGTAGAACTTCACGACCTATGCAAGAACAAGTTGTTTCTACTCAACCTGCAGAAACTGCACCTGTATCAACTTTTGATTCTGCCGTAGTTAGTCAATTAGCTCAAGAACAGCAAGCTGAATATGAAAAAGCCGCTTTTGGTCAACCTGTTCAAGAACAAACAGAAGCAGCCTTTGGTGATGCGGGTAGTTACTTAGCAAGTAGACAAGCTGCAGGTGAGTATGCTCGTGGTGATTCTTTTGCGGGTGGTGATTTTCAAACTGCAAGTATGGGTGATGTTCCTGTACCTGCTGCTCCTGTTACAACAGAGGCAGATGAAGTAGCAAAAGTTTCTGCACAAATACAATATTTACTTACCATTGAAGATCCTAATTTTAAAGAAGAAGTATTTGGATCACGAGGAGATGATGTTACACTAGCACAAGCCCAAGATTATATGGATAGAAGTTTGCAAAGGCAAGGCTATGGAGAGTTAGAAAGAAAAGATTTAATTAACACAGCAACATCTCGCATACTACCTCGACTAGATCCTTCAAAAGGATTAACATTTCGTCGTTTAGGTGAGGCTCCATCTTTTAGTCCTGCTATGCTTGAGTACTCTACCCCAGAAAGAATAGCTAAAACCTATCCAGAGTTACGTCCTGATCGTACTTTTAGAGATCCTTTTCAAACAGAGGCTGCAATACCTGTTTATTTACCTACAGGTGAAGTACCGCCAAGTGATGTTAGTCCTGCTTCTTCAATAACTACACAGGCACCAACAGATTTAATAGCGTTGCCAACTCCAAGTGGAGTTACAGTTCCTACTACAGAAATACAACCACCTGCTTCAATTCAGTCTGGTGCTTTTAAATCTTCCGTAGCTACTCGTCCTATATCTCCTCCACTAGAGTCAATCTTTATGCCTACTGTAGCAGATGCAAGTACTACTGCACAAAAACCTGTAGTACCATATACACCCCCTGTAGGAGATACAGGTAGAGAGCTTGCTATATCAGGTAGAAACTTTCCTACGTTACCAGTTACACAAATACAAGCTGAACCAATTAAACCCGTTCCTAGTCCATTAGATGTAGCATTTAATAAACTTTCACCTGAAGCACAAGCTAGAGTAAGTACTAGAGATATAGATGCTACTGTAGCAAATGCTCGTAATGTTATTGAGGATAGAGGATTTACTCCTACAAATATAACAAGTACCGCCCCTACAGTTACTTATCCTGAAATATCTAAAGATGCATCTATATCAGATTCAATAATGCGTAGAGAAGATAGAGGATTTACTCCTACAAATATAGCACCTCTTGCTCCTACTGCAACATATATTGATCCTAGAGAAACTATAGAAGATAGAGGATTTACTCCTACAAATATAGCACCTCTTGCTGCTACTGCAACATATGTTGATCCTACAGAAGCTACTTTAGGTAGAGGATTTACTCCTACAAATATAGCACCTCTTGCTGCTAAAACCTCTGTTATTCCTAAATCAAAAAAAGCTGAACCTTCATTTGATGAAGCCTTTAGTGCGGCAAGAAAAGCAGAAAAAGCAGCAGGAAAAAAATCTGGCACTAGTACATTTGAATACAAAGGTAAATCCTACACAACTGAAACTGCAAAAGAAAAAGATACAAGAAGTAAAACAACTTCTACAACAAGTCGTGCTGATGGTGATAGGGGGTACATGGTAGAGGGTGCTGGCTATACAACTATTAATGGTAAAATGCCCACATCGGAACAACAAAAAGAACAACGTATTGCAGCATGGGCGGCGGTGGCTGCGGGTAAAGATCCACAAGCTGCAGTTTTTGCGTTAGTAAACAAACAAAAAGACGATAAACCCACTACTACAACTAGCAGCACAGACAAAACTAAAAATGTTGCATCTTCAGGTCGTACAGAAGCAGAAATTCAAAAAGAAATTAATGCTGAGTTAGACAAAGGTGGGTGGAATAGTAAATTAAACGATCTTGTAAAAGAACGTGACAGTGCTCGTTCAAATGAGGGTACTTCAGGTAGTGGTGATAGTGGGGGATCTAGTACTAGTTCTAGTATTGGTGGCGGTTATAGTTGTTATGTTGCTACAGCTTTATCAAATAAAGGTTATTGGTCAAATACACGTAAATTAAAATTAATTAAATGGTGCATAAATGCAAAACCAGAAGGCAGATTAGACACTAAGCTATGGCGCAACGGTTACGTAACTTTTGGTAAAAACGTTATTGCACCTAGAGTTAGTAATAAAATAATTCAATGGTTGTCGAATGGATTCTACTATGCTACAGTTTACAAAAAGAAAAATATTCAGGCAATTGTTGGTAAATTATTTTTTTATATTCCCTCATACACAATTGGTATATGGAAAGCACTACGGGGTAAACTTGTAGATATTGAAAGGACATAGTATGTTAAATAAACCAAAAACCCCACTTACAGAATATCAAGAGTATAAAAAAAATGTTATGGCTCGTTTAATGTCATTAGAGGCAGAAGAAACAGAACATTTAAAAAATTTATACGGTAAACCTGAACTAATAACATTAGGTAAAATTGTAGGTGAAGATGTTACAAAGGCATTAGCAGATGGTATTAATAGCATTGTACAAGGTGGAAAACAAAAACCTATGCAAGAATCTTCTGTTAAAAAACGTGGACTAGCAACACGTTAAATTGCTAGATATGCTGGCTACTCATCCCCCTACCAACACTAGGCTACGGTGGCCCCAGTAAGGAACTTAAAATGGCTAATGATATTATGGTAGAAGAAATGCAAACAGAAAAGAAAATTGCATTTGCTAATCGTAAGTATAGTAATGAAGATAAATTAAAAAAAGACGAAGAAGAACTAGAACAACTTATTGCAGAACAACGTGGCGAAACTAAAGAAGAAGAAAAACAAGAAGCTGAACCCGTAGGCGCAGAAGAAAAAAGTTTTAAGAAACGTTATGGTGATTTACGCCGCCATATGCAAGAAAAAGAAAAGTCTTGGGATGAAAAATTTAAACAACTTGAAGGCCAACTAAAAGACGTAACACAAAAAGAAATTAAACTACCTAAGTCGGATGATGACATTGAAGCATGGGCAACACAGTATCCTGACGTAGCAGCCATTGTAGAAACTATTGCAATTAAAAAAGCACGTGAGCAAGCTGCAGGATTAGAAGATCGTGTAAAAGAAATTGATGAAATGAGAGCTACAGCCTCACGTGAAAAAGCTGAAGCGGAACTTATGAAAGCGCATCCTGACTTTGGTGATATTCGTGAGAGTGATGATTTTCATCAATGGGCAGACGAACAACCTAAATGGGTACAAGACGCATTATATGAAAACGATAATGATGCTCGTTCTGCTGCACGTGCTATTGATCTATATAAATCAGATCGTAATATTAAAACTAAAAAACCTGCAGATAATAAAGATGCTGCACGTTCAGTAAATAGTCGGAATAGTCGTAGTCAACCTGAAGATAGTGATACATCTACAACATTTAAAGAATCTCAGGTAGCTAAGATGTCACCACAACAGTATGAAAAAATGTCTGATGCTATTATGGAATCTATTCGTACTGGTAAATTTGTTTACGATATGTCTGGTTCTGCCAGATAAAGCTATTGACATATAATATATTTATGATATAACTATATGTACAATCGGTAGTATGGCCCTGTTAGGTATTAACTACAGTTACTCATACTGCCAATTAACTAAACTACCCGCAAACACAATTAAGCTTTCGGACAACCTAATGTCTCATGGCCCGTTACACTAGAAGGTAGGCCAACTTTCTATATAGCGCACCCTAGTAGTATTAGCCTCTGTATAAGTCATTAGTCGTTTGCATCTGTGATTTAATGCTAGGAGAAAATAAAATGGCATTTACATCCGCTGCTGGTCACGGCAATTTACCTAATGGTAATTTCTCACCAGTAATTTATAGCAAACAGGTGCAACTTGCTTTCCGCAAAGCATCTGTCTGTGAAGCAATCACCAACTCTGATTATTTCGGAGAAATCGCTGCAATGGGTGACTCAGTTAAAATCATTAAAGAACCTGAGATCACTGTTAAAGCATATGAGCGTGGTACAACTATTACACCACAAGATCTTGACGATGAAGATTTTTCATTGACAATCGACAAAGCCAATTATTTTGCCTTCAAGGTCGATGACATTGAGGAAGCTCATAGTCACGTCAATTTCCAAAGCCTTGCATCAGATCGTGCTGCTTACCGTTTGGGTGATCAGTTTGACCAAGATGTACTTGGTTACTTGACAGGCTTTAAACAGTCTGCACTACATGGTACACCTGACACGGTAAACACAACTGTTAATGGTAGTGTTGCTGTATCTACTGCAGGTACTGACGAATTGTTGTCTTCAATGAAAATTGATGCGGCAGATTTCGGTGGTTCAGGTGGTGATGCTTTAGCATTGCAGCCACGTACAGGTGGAGCAACTGACTCAACTCCTGCCGTTGGTGATACTTTCCCATTGACAGTTATTGCACGTATGTCACGTCTGTTGGATCAACAGAATGTGGATACTCAAGGCCGTTGGTTGGTAGTAGATCCTGTGTTTATGGAGTTGTTAAAAGACGAAGACTCACGTTTGTTTAATGCTGACTTTGGTGGTTCTGGATTGCAGAACGGTCAAATCGGAACAAACATTCATGGTTTCCGTGTATACACTTCAAACAATCTACCATCAGTAGGTACTGGTCCTTCTTTCACAGGAACAAACTCATCTACTAACTATGGTATGATTGTTGCAGGACACGATTCAGCCGTTGCAACTGCAGAGCAGATCAACAAAACTGAAACATATCGTGATCCAGATTCATTCGCTGACATTGTTCGTGGTATGCATCTATATGGTCGCAAGATCCTTCGTCCAGAAGCTCTTGTGAACGCTAAGTACCACTTGGCATAAGGGAGGGATAACAAATGGCTACTATTACTTCATTATTGTTACCTGCTCACGGTAGTTCACAACGTGGACGTGCACCGTATATGGTACAAAAAACTATTGACCTTACTGCACAGGCTATTTCCTGTACAGCAGGTGATGTAGTTCAGTGTATTACTATCCCTGCTAACACACGGGTAATTCATGCTGGTTTTCAAGTTGTAGAATCTGCAACGCAAAACACAGGTACAGATGCTACCGCAACATTGGGTGCAGCAGATGCTGACGAATTTGTTGCAGCATTTGATATTGATGGCGCTGCCGATGCAGCATATGCACCATCAGCTACACCTGCAGCAGACGTTACTCTTGCAACAGCAGACACACTAGACCTAACATTTGCAGGTTCTGGTGCTACCTTCACAGCGGGTAAAATTCGTGTTTACGCTTGGATGGTAGATGTTAGTGATCAAGGCGACTACTCTGCTGACGAAGTAGATCGTGACGCACTTGCGTAACTAAATTAATGAGTGGGCTGCTTAATCGTGGCCCACTTATATCTATGTATAAAGGAACCTAATCATGGGCGTTACAACAGCAATGTGTAATACATTCAAAACAGAGCTACTTGGTGGTATTCATGATTTGGATACACATACAATAAAACTTGCACTTATTAAGGCTTCTCCTACAGAAAACTATGGGGCCGCTACAACTACGTATAATGGTAGTAGTGGGGGTAATGGTACATCATTAACCCAAGGTACAAACGATGAGGCTACAGGAACTAATTACAGTGCGGGTGGACAACAACTAGATTCTGCAAGTATTTCTCTTGATGGTTCTACAGCTATCGTAGACTTTGCAGATGAAGTATTTTCAAATGTAACAACATCAGCAGATGGTTGTATTATTTATAATGACACCGCAACAGGTAAACCTGCTATTGCTGTAATTGACTTTGGAGGAACAGTTAGTGCTACCGCAGGTGATCTTACTATTGAGTTCCCTGCTGCAAATGCTTCTAATGCAGTTATCCGCATAGCCTAATGGCTGTTGTAGCAGCTTCAGCACGATTTGGTACAGGTAGGTACGGTGTATCTGCTTACGGTGCTGAAGACATATCCAGAACACTTACTGGAGTATCTGCTACAGGTTCTGTAAATACAGTAGAAGAAAAACCTACTGAGGTTCTTAATAGTGTAAGTGCAACTGGTGCAATAGGTACAGTTAGTGCATTTATAAAAGTTACACTTACCGGAGTGTCTGCTACAAGTTCTATTGGAACACTATCTCCAAATATAACAGAAGACATTACAGGTGTGGCAGCAACAGGAACTATTGAGCCTGTATCTGCTGGTGGTTTTGAAATTGACATCACAGAACGTATTACTGTAGGTGTAAGTGCTACAAGTGCTATTGGTACTGTAGAACCACAAGTAGACGAAAACTTAAATAGTGTTTCCGCTACAGGTACAGTAGCAGCTATTATACCTCACGCAGATTCACTTATAGTTCCTACAGGTGTATCAGCTACTGGCGCAGTAAATGAAGTAGAAGAAAAACCTACTGAAGTACTTGATAGTGTAAGTGCAACAGGTTCTGTACAAGCACTAGCACAAGTTAAAGTAAGTGAAGCTCTAGCTTCTGCACCAGCTACAGGTACGATAGGTACAGTAACTACAACTGCAGTAGTCTTTAATTTCCAAGCTGTGAGAGAACAGTACAGCCGTAGACGTACAGTGTATATAGCAGAGGCAGCATAATGTCTACTTCAGCATCCAGAACTGTACGTATACCTGATGAGAATAGATTGGTATTTGTTTCTGCCTTTGACACAAACAGGACAGTAAGAATACCACAAGAGAATAGAATAGTTTTTGTAGAACGACAAGCAACATCTGCAGAACGAACTGTATACGCAACTGAGGATTAAACATGAGTTTTCGTTGGCCTAATAAAGACCCTGATGAACAGCTAGATTACAGTGTAGATTGGTCACGTTTTCTTGGTACTGCTACTATTAGTAGTGTTACATGGTCAGTAAAAAGTACTGCTTATAGTACTAAAACTACATTAGGTGCAGGACAAACACTTACTGTTGCTTCAAGTTCTGCAACTACCGATGATATACAAAACGTATCACAGACTAATACTACTACTGTAGCCACTATTAATATTGGTGGTGGTATAAATAACATTGAATATACTTTTTTCTGTAACATGGTTGACAGCACAGGCAGTCAGGCAGAACGCAGTATTAAGTTACGGGTAAAGGAACGTTAAATGGCTTATGATTATCTTGGTCTAGTAAATGACGTAAACCGTAGACTTAATGAGGTAGAGCTTACATCAAGTAACTTTGCTACTGCTACTGGTGAGTACAGTATGGTTAAAGATGCGGTAAACTCTGCTATTCGTTATCTTAATCAGCATGAGTACGAGTGGCCTTTTAATCATGTAGAAACAGAAGAAACACTAACTGCGGGTACAGTACGTTATGCTTATCCTGCAGATGCTAAGACACTTGATATGGATAGTTTTCGTATTAAACGTGACGATACTTTAGGTAATGATACTAAACGTTTAAACATAATTACATATGAAGAGTATTTAGATAAATATGTAGACGGTGAATATAATACATCTGATAATCGTAGAGCTTTACCAGATTATGTTTTTCGCACTCCTAGTTCACAGTTTGGTTTTGTATCTGTACCAGACAAAGCATACACTGTAGTATATGAGTATTACAGATTACCAGTAGATTTGATTAATTCTACGGACGTACCATCTGTACCTGAACAGTTTAGATATATTTTACTAGATGGTGCAATGCATTATGCTTATATGTTTAGAGGGGAAACGCAAGAATCTGCTATTATGCAACAACGTTTTGTAGACGAAATTAAAAACATGCGTAGTTTGTATATTAATAGATATGATTATGTTAGATCAACTGTAATAGATCGTAACCGTATTGCAATCAGTTCATTTAGAGCAAACTAATATATGCCATCAACTCGTCAAACATACCCTATAGAATTTAAGGGTGGGCTTGTTACTAATGTAAGTCCGTTGCAACAAGGTATTAATGCACCTGGTTCTGCAAGAGTCCTTAGAAACTTTGAGCCATCTATTGAGGGTGGTTACAGGCGTATCTCAGGTTACACTAAATATAACAGTAGTATTATCCCACCATATGGTGCTCCTGTTGTACACGGTGCTAGTCAGTCTGGTACTACACTTATTATAGGCAACATACATCAGACACCAGAAGCAGGTGATACACTTACAGTAGCTGGTGTTACAGGTACATATACAGTTGCATCTGGTGGTGTATCATTTGATGCTACAAATAACAGAGCTACACTAACACTTACAGGTGCTTTAGCTAGTTCTCCCGCTAATGCTGCAGCAGTTACATTTGTTACAACTACCAGTAAATATCTTGCACTTGGCTGTGGTGTATTTTTAGATAGAGTTATTGTTGCAAGAAACGATGATCTTTTTGAAGTATCTTCTAGTGCAGTAACACATATTAACGTACCTAACTATGGTACTGTACTTGTAAATGGTGCATCACAAACTGGCTCAAGTCTTATTGTTGATGGTTTAACTGCAGCACCACAAGCAGGTGACGTATTTAAAGTAGCAGGTATAGATAAAGTATATACTGTAACTGCGGATGCAACTGTAAGCTCTGGTGGAGCTACTGTAGCTATAAATCCTGCATTAGCTAGTTCACCTGCAGATGATGCAGCAATAACTTTTTTAAGTGTGTCAAGAGAAAGTGCTGGTAAAACAAGATTTTCTAGGTATAACTATACAGGCACAGAAAAAATTGCCATAGTAGATGGTGCTAACGCTCCAGCCCTATATGACAATAACACTTTTACTGTCCTTGATTCTGGGCCTACAGATATAGTTAGTGCTGGTTTCGTAGTAAACTTTAAGAATCAACTATTCTTTGGCAAAAGTAATTTATTAACTTTTACTGCCCCATACACAGATAATGACTTTACAGCCGCTGCAGGTTCTGGTACAATCTCCTTGGGAGCCGTGATTACAGGACTGATTGTTTTTAGACAACAATTAATTATCTTTACTGAGTCTTCTATATTTCAATTAGTTGGTAATACAATATCAGACTTTCAGTTACAACCAGTTACTACAGACATTGGTTGCGTAGATACAGACACTATCCAAGAAGTAGGTGGTGATGTAATGTTTTTAGGTCCAGATGGCCTTAGACTATTAAGTGCTACAGATCGTATTGGTGATTTTGGTTTAGCTGTTGTATCTAAATCAATACAAAAAGAAGTAACACGTTTTATTTCTACTAATACGTCTTTTGCCAGTGTAGTTATTCGTAATAAATCTCAGTACAGAATACTAGGTTACAATACAAATATTACACAAGAAAACTCTCAAGGTATTTTAGGCACACAGTTTTCTGGTCAAGGTGGTGAAGGAATGGCTTGGGGTGAGCTACGTGGCATTAGAGCTTATGTAGCTGACAGTAGGTTTTATCAGAATACAGAAACAATTGTATTTGCTAATGATGAT